AATTTAGTAGGTGGCTTATTCAGCACAGTAGTAGAAAATGCAGAAGGAATACTTGACAAAGTTATTACAACAGACAAAGAGAGAGATGAAGCAAAGCTTGCACTCAAGCGGCTACTACTTGAAGCGGAGCAAGAAGCCTTTAAGCAAGAGGTCGAGGACAGAAAGAGCGCTAGAGATATGTACAAAGACGACGCAATTATTCAAAAGATACTTGCGACGTTATTTACAATTGCATACTTCGGATTAAGCTTTATGATGTTTAGATACTTCGTAACAGGAGATCTAGACATGGGAGAATTTGAGATAAGTTTTATCTCTACAATATTTGGCGCTATGAGTGCTAAAGTAAACACGGTAGTCGATTTCTTCTTTGGAGGATCGTCAAAGAAAAATGAACAACAAAATAAATAATAAATAAAATGGGAAAAATTACATATGATTGGACAGCAAAAATAACTGGTTCAGCTTACTCAGATCATACCGATAATAAAATAACAGCACCGCACGGTAAAGTTATTATAGCCATAGACGCTGTAGGCACAACCGCGCAGGGTAATATTCTTGTAGAGTTAGTAGCAGAAGATTCTTCATTGTTTGTTAACTCAGTTGCAGCAGCACACGTTGGAACAACATCTGACACAGTAGACGAAAGTGGTGATGTATCTGGAGCAGCTACGTTTACTATGGATACTAGTTATGTAACTAAAGGTTATGCTGTTGGTTGGTATGTTGATGGTGTGGGTATTCCTTATGGAACAAAAGTAGCAGCTGTAAATGTTGGTGATGCTGTTAAAGAAATAACTTTAGATACAAATGTTGATTTAGTAGATGGACAAACAATATATTTCACTAATCCTAATGATAAAGTACATGGTACAGGTGGTAGAAATATAACTACTGGCACTAACATGGGAGTAGTTGCTGAGGGGCATACTTTATTTGGTAGATGGCATACTGTTAGACCAGCAACATCAGATGGTCACGGTATTATCGCTTATTTCGGAGAATAGTAAAACTTAAATTATGGGTTATAAAGACAACGCAACACAATATGGATTTGGACAACTAGGTAGTGGTTATACTACTAATGGTGACGAGGTAACTCCACCTACTGGAAAAGTGATAGTAGCCATAACGGTTGTTGTAGATTGTAAGTTTGAAGAGTTATCGGCTGATAGAAGTAATCTTGATGGAGGTGTAGCTTATTTTGGTGATGCAGATGTTGATGCAAATGGAGCTGGTAGTCAAGTTGTACCTACTGATGAGACATTTCCAGCTGGTATAACAATATATGGTAGATGGACTAAAATAGAATTAAGTCAAGGTGCTGCTATACTTTATTATGGAGACTAATGTTATCTTTACCAACAGGATTACCACAGGCTTCTAATAGAGCATTAAAGTCTAATCACTATAACACCGTGATTTCTTTGCATGACTCTACTAATCACCCTCTTGTTGCTTGGTATGATTTTACTGATCAATCAACAGTTTACAAAAATAACTCTGGTACTAAAACTATAGCTAAAGACGAGAGAATTGGTAGAATAGATAACAAGATGTTTCATCTTCTTGGTTACGAAAACGGACCTAATCGCGCACATGGATTAGGTTATTTCTTAAGAGCATGGAGAGGTGCTACAGTAGATCCTTCTCCAGGTGGTTCAGGTTTATCAATAATAGGACCAAATGGAGATGGGGGAATTAGCGCTCCTACATTTAAATTGAATGGAGTTAATGGTCATAGTTATGCAGAGTTTGATAGAACTGGAATGGGTGGTTTTGGTGAAGGTCTAATGTCTAATTCTTATTATGATTGGGATAGCAGAGGTCATGGTGGAGGCGTGGGTTTACTTGGTGTGAATTTATATGCTCCACATAGTGGACTTCTTGATGATGATGCTGTTGATGGTAGTCAATATACTCCATTTTTAACTAATGGACAAAGTGGTGATTATGCTAATACCTTTTCTTTATCAACTATAAACACTAGTGATATAACCTTTTTTTGGGTTATAAAACCAGACACAGCAAATCCTAGTGGTAGTGCTAAGATGCATCATTGGAAATTAAACAACGCTGTTGGTAGTTCAGCAAACTTCGAAGCTTATACAGCTGGAAGTGGATTGGGTGGTGGTACAGCATATTTTAAATTATCAGGATCAAACAGTAATGGAACCACAACTGTTGGTGATGCGGCGACAGTTACTACTGGTATCACAGTTTTAATGGGCAAATTTGAAGCTGGTACTAATACATCACATTTGTTCTCTAGCTCAGATGGCCAACAGCCAAATATGACATCCCCAACCGCAACAAGTGTTGAGTTTAAAACAGGTAGTTTTGAAATAGGTAGAGAATGGAATGGACCAGACGCTTCTCAACCTGGAAGTGGTTTTGGAGGTGAATTTTATGAAATAATAGCATATAAAGGTGCTTTAGCAAACGATGAAATAACAACAGTATTACTTAGTCTATATGAAAAATATGGACTAGCATAAACAATAACTAAACAATAACTAAATAAAATTAAATAAAATGGCAAATAAAGAAAAAGAAGTTGAATTAAAAGTAAAAGCAGAAAAAATTTCAGATGAACATTTACAGCATATGCAAAATTTAGTAAATGCTATAAATACTATTCAATTTAACATAGGTAAAATATCAACACAAAAACACGAATTACTACATAGGTTCACAATGACTCAAGATAGAATAAGTGTTTTTCAGGATACATTAAAAAAAGAGTATGGAACTTTTGATGTTAACTTACAAGATGGAACAATAAATTGGCCTAAAGAAGAAGAGGACAATAAAGATGAAAAGTAATATCATTAGAAAGATAACTATAGGTAAAGACTACAAAAACGATTCGATGCACTACGCTGTAGATCAAGAGGTTTACGGCGGGCATCAAATCTGTGATATAATAGAAGAAGAAGATAAATACTGTATTTATATTAGAAAAGGAGAAGTAGTTATACCTTGGAAAGATTTTAATAAAAACATGGCTATATCAATTGAGTATAACTTAGAGTACTAATGAAAGCTTATAAAGATTTTATAGTATCACCAATAGGCCAAAGATATAATAACTCTACAAAAGTTGGTGAAAAAGAACTTATACTTAATACTGAAGTATTCAATCATCAGTATGTAAATAGATTAGCAAAAGTAATCGCTACTCCACTATTATTTCAATCACCTATTAATGTGGGTGATGAAGTAATAGTGCATCATAATATTTTTAGAAGATGGCATGATGTTAAAGGTAGAGAGAAAAATAGTAGATCTTATTGGAAAGAAGATCAGTATCTAGTTACTGAAGATCAAATATTTTTATATAACAGAAAAGCTATGCCTGGTTATAGTTTCGTTAAACCTTTAGAAAGTAATGATAATTTTAATATTGAAGAAGAAAGACCATTAGTAGGTATTATTAAGTATTCTGATGGAACATTTAACAAAAGAGAACTTATTGGATTTCGTCCAGGTAGTGAATATGAGTTTGTTATCAACGGAGAGAGATTGTATAGGGTTATGAATAAATTTATTACAATTAAATATGAATATCAAGGAAACGAAGAAGAATATAATCCAAGCTGGGCACAAGGCGGTTGAAGAACTAATTAAAGTTGCTAGAGAAGAAATAGTTGATTCAGACGAAGATATATCAGCTGATAGATTAAAGAATGCAGCAGCTACAAAGAAGTTAGCTATATTCGATGCTTTTGAAATATTAAATAGGATTCACGAGGAAGAAGCAATGCTTGAGGGAAGACCGATAGAAGAAGAAAAGAAAACTGCTTTTAAAGGATTCGCAGAAGGGAGATCTAAATAATGTATAAACAAACATTATATAAGGTTGTAGAGCCTATAAAATTAAATACCATTAAAAGACTTAACAAATCTAAAAAATGGAAATACGGTTATAACAAGGAAAATGATATTGTGGTGATATCTAAAACGGGTATGATAGGTGAAATACTTGAAATACAAGGTTTTAGAATAGCACTACCAAAACAACCAAAAGAAGTATACTCTTGTAGTAAAAATAAATCGGAACAGAAATGGAGACAGTTTCCAACTAATCCTGAGTTTAAAAGAATTAAAACTGTATTTGATTGGCAAGAGTATCCTGATGATTTTAAAGAGAAACACTATGGATATATAGATGAAGAGTTTAGAAGAAGAGAGGAGGGTTTTTGGTTTATGAACAATGGTAAACCAACATACATAACGGGAACTCACTACATGTATT